GTTCTTGATTCAGCAGATAGCAACATCAAAGAAGATTTCTAACACCTGTGAATAGCCATAAGTTATAATGGCAGTTTCATTATACTTATCTCCGAGGGGGAGTCGGCTCAAACTGGCTTCCCCTTTTAATTTAATTAAATACAAAGGGCGACAATGGAAGAAAATAATAATAATGGATTTGTAAAATATCATTTACCTTGTCCACTATGTTCAAGTAGCGATGCAGTTTCTATGAACAAGGATGGGTCAGCTTATTGTTTTTCATGTCAACAATACATTAAGGATTATGATATGGAAGTTACAGAAGATACAACAAATGGTACGAATGAATATCAAACAAAAGATTTTTTAAAAGAATCTAACTATGCTGAAATTGTAGATAGAAATATTAAAGAAGAAAGCTGTAAACGATATGGTGTTACAGTTAAAGTAGATAGCATGGGAGTTATTACTCATCATTACTATCCCTACCACGATAAACAAGGTGCAAAGATAGCCACCAAAACAAGATTCACTAAGCTAAAAGAATTTAGTATTCAAGGTAATACTAAAATGTCAGGTTTATTTGGTGAACATCTATTCCAAAAAAATAAATATATAATTATAACAGAGGGTGAGTTAGATTGTTTATCAGCTTATCAAATGTTTAAGACTGCTAAGTATGAAACACCAGTTGTTAGTATTAAGAATGGAATAACTTCAGCAGTTAAAGATATCAAAGGAAGTTTGGAATGGTTAGAAACTAATTTTGATAACATCATTATTAATTTTGATAATGACAAGCATGGAACAGAGGGAGCATTAAAGGTAGCTGAATTATTTAGTCCAGGTAAATGTAAGATAATGAATTTACCTGAAGGATTTAAAGATGCTTCTGATTGTTTAACTAAAAATAATATTCAAGTTTATACAAAAGCTTTTTGGGATGCTAAGTTATATGCACCTGATGGTATTATAAATGCGAATGTTTTATTTGATGAGATTGCAAAACCAATTGCAAGAGCCTTTGTTCAATATCCTTTTGAGGGTATGAATAAAATTACTTATGGTATCAGACCGTCTGAACTAGTTACCTTTACAGCAGGGTCAGGCTTAGGTAAAACTCAAGTGATGAGAGAAGTAGTACATCATATGATTAAAACTACTGAAGATAATATTGGTTTGCTTATGCTAGAAGAAACACCAGTTATTACTTCTAAAGGTTTGATGAGTGTTGAAGCTAATCAAAGATTACATTTACCTGATGTTCATGTAAGTAAAGAAGAATTAAAAAATTACTTTGATGCTACTGTAGGAACAGGTAGAGTATTTATGTTTGACCACTTTGGTTCTAACTCAATTGATAATATTGTTTCAAGAGTAAGATACTTAGCTAAAGGTTTAGATTGTAAGTATGTTATTATTGACCACGTTAGTATTATTGTATCCGACCAATCTCATGGAGATGAACGAAGAGCCTTAGATGAAATTATGACTAGGCTTAGAACACTCGTTCAAGAAACAGGAGTAGCAATGATAGTTGTATCACATCTTAAAAGACCTGACGGTAAGGGACATGAGGAGGGTGCAGCAACATCACTATCTCAACTTAGAGGTTCGGCAAGTATAGGTCAACTAAGTGATATGGTTATAGGATTGGAACGTGATGCTCAAAATGATGACCCTGTTATTAGAAACACTACAAGGGTTAGAGTTTTAAAGAATAGATTTTCAGGCACAACTGGTCCTTGTTGTGATTTACTTTATGATATTGATACAGGAAGACTTACAGAGGTGAAGATTGATGAAATTTAAACAAGTAGTATTTGACATAGAAACAACTATGACTGCAGATAAAGTTTGGTGTATAGTTTGTAAGCATGGCGATAACTACTATCAGTTTAAAGACGGTAAAAATCTTCATCGCTTTGAAGAGTTTGCTAAACAAACAGAAGAGTTTATTGGACATAACATTATTGGATTTGATGTACCTGTTTTAAATAAATTCTTTGGACATGATATCTTCAAGCATTGTAAGATAACAGATACATTAGTTTTATCAAGATTATTCAATCCTATTTTAGAGGGTGGACATTCACTTAAAAATTGGGGTAAAAAACTAGGTCAAAATAAAATACAGTTTGAACAGTTTGATTTCTTAACCGAAGATATGTTAACTTATTGTAGAAATGATGTAGCCTTAACAGAAAAGCTTTATCATTTCTTAATAAGAAAAATGACAGACTTCGGTGAGTCTATTGAGTTAGAACATAAGACTGCAACTATTATTCAAAAGCAACATGAGTTAGGTTTCAAACTTGATATTGTTGAAGCTTATGGATTACAATCTTTATTCCAGGAAGAGATGAATAGATTGACTACTGAAGTTAGAAAGAGTTTCCCACCATTAAAAATAGAAGAAGAATTTATTCCTAAATCTAATAACAAAGCAAGAGGTTATGTGAAAGGTGTTCCCTTTACAAAGGTAAGTTTTAAAGAATTTAATTTAGGTTCAAGACAACAAATAGCTGAACGACTTATTATGCTTGGGTGGAAACCTAAGAAGAAAACAGATAAGGGTCAGGTGATTGTAGATGAAAAGGTATTGAGTGAGATACATAATATACCTGAAGCTAAATTGATTAACAGGTTTCTTATGCTACAGAAAAGAATTGCTCAAGTAAGTTCTTGGATTGAAGCAGTAAGAGAAGATGGTAGAGTACATGGCAGAGTAATAACCAATGGTACAATTACAGGAAGAATGAGTCATCAGTCGCCCAACATGGCTCAAATTCCTGCTGTGTACTCACCATATGGTAAAGAGTGTAGGGCATTATGGATAGTAAATAAAGGATATAAACTAGTAGGTGTTGATGCTTCAGGACTTGAGTTGAGGATGTTAGCACACTACATGAATGATGAGAGGTACATACATGAAGTCGTTAATGGAGATATACACACAGCAAATCAAATTGCTGCTGGTTTGGAATCAAGAGATAAGGCGAAGACTTTTATCTACGCATTTATCTATGGAGCAGGTTCAGCCAAAATCGGAAGTATCATCGGAGGTACGCAAAGAGATGGAGAAAGAACTAAAGAAAAATTTCTTAGAGCAACACCAAGTCTTAGAAGCCTACGAGAAAAAGTGGAACGAGTGGCTGAAAGACGATACGTCAAAGGACTTGACGGAAGAAAAATAATTATTAGACATGCTCATGCCGCATTGAATACTTTGTTGCAAGGAGCAGGTGCAATAGTTATGAAGAAAGCCTTGACATTACTAGATGAATATGTTAAGATAAAACAAATAAAAGCATTTCCAGTTGTTAATGTTCACGATGAATTTCAATACGAAGTTGAAGAGAGTAGAGTCAATGAGTTTGGAAAACTAGCAGTTCAATCAATTATAGATGCAGGTAAACTATTAAAAGTGAGGTGTCCCCTAAATGGAGAATACAAAATTGGAAACAACTGGTCAGAAACGCATTGATACTTTAGCTACCGATATCAAACAATTGATAGCTGATATATCTAATGGCAAACCTGCCAACATGACTGAAGAAAATATAAATGTATTTCTTCAGAATATTAAAGAAGCTATACTAGCTTGGAATAAACCTAGTGACAGAACAGAGAATCAAGGTAAGCTTAGAATGTCTGTTATAGGTAAACCACCTAGACAATTATGGTATGATAAACATAGTCCTAAAGAAAGAAAAGATGATGATGCAGGATTAAATTTAAAATTTTTATATGGACACATCATTGAACATCTTGTTTTATATCTTGCTGAATTAGCAGGACATAAAATAGAAGACCAACAAAAGAAGATTGAGATTGATGGTATCACAGGACATATAGATAGTAAGATAGATGGTGAGATATGTGATGTTAAGTCAGCCTCATCATTTAGTTTTAAAAAATTTCAATCAGGTGAGATAGTAGGTGATGACCCTTTTGGTTATCATGCACAGTTAGCAGGCTATGAAACAGCAAATGGTACTAAAGCAGGTGGCTTTCTTGTTGTAGATAAATCTACTGGTGATATGTGTTTCTATAAACCTGATGACATGGCTAAACCTAATGTTAAAAATTTAATTAAAACATTAAGAGAAACCATGGAAATGAAACAACCTCCTGAACAGAAATGTTATGAGGATAAAGAAGAGAAAAACGGAAACAAACAACTTGCTGTAGGATGTCAGTACTGTCCACATAAATGGGAATGCCATGCTGATGCAAACAAGGGTAAAGGTTTAAGAGTATTTAAGTATGCTAATAAGAATGCTTATTTAACTCATGTAGAAAAACAACCTAATGTTGAAGAGATAACAGCTAATTTTAAGAAATAATATAATGGACATACTAAAACATAAACATATACTAATAAGAGCAGATGTAAATAAACCACCTAAGACTACAGATGAAGTTGTTAATTGGTTAACTAAATTAATTAAAGACATTGATATGAAAATATTAGATGGACCTTATGCAAAAAGAGTTGATATGAAAGGCAATGAAGGAGTAACTGGAATGGCTATCATAGAAACTTCTCATGTTGTTATACATACATGGGATGCAATAACACCATCATTAATTCAATTAGATGTTTATTCTTGTAAAGATTTTAATCCTTTAGTAATACTTAATTCATTAAGTATATTTGAACCACTAGCTGTTGATTATAAATACTTTGATAGAGAAAATAATTTTAAATTATTACATGAAGATAAATATAAAATAGGTACTACATAATGAAATGTTTTATTTGTAATTCCAAAGTTAATTGGGGAAATGATTTTGATGCAGAGGATGTATATCCTGATTCAGAATTTTTATTCATGAGTAATTATAGTTGCACAAGATGTAATGCAGAATATGAAGTTATGCATGGCAAGAAAGAGGAAACTAATGAACAGTAAAAAAATGAAAGTGATTAGATATAAAGCTAAACATATTCTTGTTGAATGGTTAAGGTCTTTATTATCTAAAGAAGAAGCAGAAAAAATTGTATATGAAAATGTATTATCTTTTCTTCCTGACAAGACACATTACTATCAAGGTTCAACTATTAAGTTACAACCTTGGTCTTTTAAATGGATAATTAAAAAATTAAAACACAACTCGGAGTTGACATATGCCCAATTAAATGATATGTTGCAACCAACAGCAAAACAATTACAAAGAATAGAGCAAGAAGGAATAAAACTTAATGACTAACAAATCTTTATTTGAAGCAATACTACCTGCTAGTGAAAAGCAAGAGGGAGGTAGTCATTATAAAATGAAAATACAACCTTATAAATTTATAAGAGAAAATAATTTATCATTCTTTCAAGGTAATGTTATTAAGTATGTAGTTAGATATAAAAATAAAAATGGTATAGAAGACTTAAAAAAAATAATTCATTATTGTGAATTAGAAATTGATGAAATAAGTAGAGATGAATGGAGAAAAGAAAATGATTAGTGAACAAACAATAACTCAATTAGAAAAAAGAGCAAGAGGTTTTAGAAGAATCATATCTTCTTTAAATGATTTACCAATGTATGGTATCAATCCTACAATAGATAAAATTCTTTATGTTAAAATAGAAGCTTTAAAAGAACATCTTAAAAAGAAAATTACAAGGAACAATGAAAAGCTAAATGAAATTTATACATCTAGTATAGATAGCTTATTAGATGATAGCGGTCAGTCTAATGTAATTGTTGAACAGACTGATATACATCCTAAGCTTAATGAAATTAAAAAAGATTAAAATACAACCACGAGTTAAAAAAACAGAAGCTGATTTAGCTGTGTTTAAATTGATAATAAATAATCAAGGAAAATTTATTATTGAAAAATCAATGTACCCTAGAAATAAAATATTTGTACATTTTAAAAAAGAAAATTCAGGATTAATTAATGCAATGCTTAGAGAATGCGAAGTTAACTTTGAGCAATTAAATAATTGTTTAGAAGATATAGCTAAAAAATTAGCTTAACTTTCTTGAATAGATTGACATGAATATTGAATTGATATTTTATATTCATTAACTCTATCATCTTCTATTTCTTGTAAAGTTTCCCTACCTAATTCCAATCCTCTTGTTGCACAACTTTTCCAATCATTAAATATTTCTACATGTTTAATAGGTGGTAAGCAATCGCCTGTTGAAAAAGAACATAAGCTAATATATAAAATAAATTTCATTTATAACCTAGTCCATTCTTTCTATTACTCCATAATTTTTTCCAAGACCATACATTAAGTTTACCTGTATAGTGATTGATACATAATAGTATTTGTTTAAATATTTGTGTCATGGTTTACCTTGTCCTCTATAAGTTTTCTTATGTTTTTTGGAATGTCTTCCTGGTCTTTTTTTCTTTTTACTTTTGATGTAATTATCTACACCGAATCCTTTTGCTTTCTTTGCCATTTATAGTATATATAATATTATTGAATAAATAATAAATGCACCTATTTTATATACTTTATTATTTTCATTATATTTTTTAATAACTTCTTTTGGATTATATCCGAATATTAACATATCATTTCCTTTTCTTTATATATATTTTTTTCCATAATTTATTTTCTAGTCTACTAACAAACACCAATAATTTCTGTAGTATTTTTTTATACATCTCATTTAAAATTGTTTCTTAATTGTTATTGTTGGTATAGTAGGCATCTCAGTTTCACTTTGTTTTACACAAGATATAATTAATATTATACTCAATGTTAATATAATTTTAATCATCATATTTGTATATTCTTAATATCTTTTTCCTAACTATTCTTATTCTGTATTTCTTTTTTTGTGGCGGGACATTCGCAAATGTTTTTACCCTTACCACATGTACAAGGTTTATTACATCTGCATGAGTTTAATAAACAACAAAACCCTTTCCATAATTTATATATACAATGTTTCATAATTAAAAAAAATGATGTGAAAATAAATACCATAAGATTAAAAATAAAATAAAAAATTGTAATGGTGTAAATCTTTTATTTCTATATTTATTATTACTCCCAAAGGGGTCATTACCAAAAGCCATTAGTGAATTTTTTCTATTCGTTTAATTCCATGTTGGTCAACATATACTTCTGCTTTAACAACAGCACATTTAACATATGAAGTACCACTATCATTATGTCGTTCTATTTTTCTTTTAGTTTCTAAACATTTAGATAAGGATTCTTTATGTGAGTGTT